AACTGCATGGCAAACCCAGCAGACCCATAGGATATTTGGCGCTCTCTGAGGTCGATGTTAGAGAAGCGGGTGGGTTCAGTAGAATCTCCTTCTTTCTCAGAATCGACACAGAGGGGGCTGACGTTGCCGTTATAGGCGTTTTCGTGCTTGGTTGGGGTAATGTATTGCGCAGTCCATATGCGCGTCTTGTAGCCCCTCTCAGACAGCTTATAATAGATTGTGTCTTCACACTGTGGTGTCCCTAGGACTAATACCTTGGAATCATCGTTGGGTTTGAGGATAGCGTCGAACTCTTTGATTTGTTCTGACAGCTTGTCCCGCATGGTTTGGGTAGCGCTATTGTTGGGTACTTCTACGTCGTCTGCTACAATAATGTCAGCACGACTACCTGTTAGTTGCGAAGTGACTCCAAGCGACTTGACTGAGGGTGCATGGGAGGCTGGGGCGAGTCCAACGTCAAAAGATATTTTAGAGAATCTCTGATTTGGTTTAGGTCGCAGGTGTTCCAATATATCAAGTTCATGGATAATCCTAAGCGTAAATGTCGAGAAATCGTCCGCTCTAGTCTTTGAAGCTGAGACAACAAGGATATTCTTTCGAGGGTCGAGGAGCAACTGGTGTACGACAAAAGCAGAGCATATCCACGATTTTCCAACTCCTCGGAAACCCTGTATAATAGCTCTTCGGTCTCCTGATTGCATAAAGGAAGCAATCTCATATTGAATAGGGGTAGGGTCTGGAAGGTTGAGTTCTTTCCATACAATGTAAAGGAAGTTACGAAAATCCTTTAACTGTTCAGGGACTTCCATTAATCGTTATAGGCTCTTATCACTTTGTCTACAGCTTCATCTTTGAATGGCAATACTTTTACTAGTTCATTCATAGGATTGTCATTGGTTACTGTAGCGGAGATGTTATTATCTTTGAGCATCTGCCGAGCAGCATTAAGGTCGCTAGGGGTAGCGTTGCCACTTGTAATACGACTGATAAACTCGTCAATAAGAATATCCTGTAAGTTATTAAGTTTAAGGGACTTGTCACTCATTATTTTAATTCCTTTATGATTTTAATTACTAGATAAACAAACGAGGCGAGACCCACGAATATAGCCACGACAACATTAATATCTGCTAATGTTAGAGTGCCGAGGATACCCATGAATCCGACAAGTGAGGGGAAGTGCTGTGATTCCATTTTATGTTTTAATTACATATAATACTGAAGCATTAACAGGTCTTGTTTCATCTCCAACTCTAGGAGCGCCTTGAGAGTTTGTTTCTTGTGGTGCAGTAGTATTAAAATTATATGTTGTGTTGTAGGCATTATTACCTATCGTATACGAATCATACCCATTTGGTGAAGTCCCAGGACTCATAATTGTTTGGTGTTTGTGGTCTTGCATTTGGTCGTTTTCAATAGTACCAACGGCAGGAGCAGAAAAGTCTGTGCCTTTAGCCATGTCTGCTGTACCATGCGTACCACTACCACGAAGAAACATTGCTCTTAAATCAGGAACATTAAATGTACTTGAACCATCCCCAACACCCCAAGTTGTACCTATAGCAGCAAAAAGTGTAGCATTTGTTGTTCTTGATATAGCAGCTCCATCACACACTAAAAACCCTGTTGGAGCAGAAGAACCACCGAATGGCATTATACCTCCACTTGGCATGGCAACTAGACCTGTAAGTTGACTTCCATCAACCGCAGGTAGCTTGGCGTTCGCATCGAGTTGCACTAGGTTGTTCGCACTTGTTCCGATGCCGTCGAGCATCCGAGTATTTGATTTTGTAATAGACATAATATATTTGGGTTAAGCATTTTCGAGTGACTCGATTCTGGCTTCTAGGGTTTCATTTTTAGATTTAAGTTCTTTTATAGCCTCTACCATAGGAGCTATGAGTTGGACGTAAGATACACCAATGTAGTTTACTTCTTCAGTAGTCTCTTCGCCGTTCTCGTCTAATTCATACTGCTGTATTTCTTTAACGACTTCAGGGAACACTTCCTTAACTTCCTGAGCTATAAAACCAAACTCAGTCTGTCCTCTTTCGTCATCAATCATAACGTAGGACTTACCGTTTAGCTGTGTAATTTTATCTAGACTTCCTGAGAGGTCATTAACGTCTTCTTTAAGCCGACGGTCAGAGGTATCTGTAATGCTACCAGTGTAATATATGTTGCCCTTCACATCCACTATAGTACCATTTCCTCCGCTCTGTGTTCTGAAGTCGTGTTCGGAGGCATCATAGACGGCGCGATTGGAGGCGGTTAAATGAGAACCCGCATATAGCTCAATGTTCGCACCGTGTCCGCTTGTTCCTCCGTATATCGCAGTTCTTCCGAAGTTGTCGTGTCCTGTTATGTCACCTCTTACTCTTAGGTTTGAAGAATCGTCTATTTGAACCGCAGTATTTATGTTTCCTGATGAATCAGTAGTTTGAAGATAGATATCCGCAGCAGCTGTGTTATTTTGCAAGATAAGGTTACCACCTGAGCTATTGGATATTCGAGAATCATAATTAGGATTCGTTGCCGACTTACTATGAAAGTCAATAAAAGCATATCCGTCACCACTAGAGATGTTTGAATTAAGCTCAATTCCTGCAACACTTTCACCGCTACTGTTAGGAGCTCCGTCAACAAATAGTTGTCCTGAGTCGTTTGTGGTAGCCCAACGAGGCGCACCTGTGCTAAGTTTATCAGGGGTAATACCTCCGTCCTTAACCTGAACCTTGTTAGCACTTGTAAGTCCAAGCGTTACGTCATCCACTGAGACCGCACTAGCGGCACTCGCTGCTGTTACTACAACAATCTTAGAGCCAGTCGGAGGTGCTACTGTTCCTAGAAAAGTTATTTGCGCTGGAGACATACTAATCGTATAGGCATCTATAGGCGACTGCATCACACCATCAATAGACACACGATATGCCTCAGCTCCTTCTGTTTGAGGAGCAAACGCTGTGAGAGTAAACACTTTGGTTGACCCGTCACCTGTAAAGGCTTGGCTAGCAAAGTTCGATAGACTTGTTCCTGCTGCTACTGCGGATTCTCTTACGACCCTAAACTGAGTAGTGCTAGCATCTTCAGATATTTCTTGTGCCACAAATAAGCTTTGTTGGTAAGCTGCATCTAGGTCACTCTCTGATAGTCTTGAGCCATTCTGGAAGTCTATTAGCTGTGTTGTAGAAGTAGCACGATAGAGACGCAGGATGCTATACAAGGTATTAGGGGCTGCTGCCAACGTAATAGTCTTGTTGACTGCATCGCGTGGTGTAGACGAGTGTAGTGCTAGTGCGCTCCATTTTTCCCCATCAAAACCGATTGCGTTTACATCGTTGATGCTGAGGTATTTGAACGGCACACTAAAAGTGGTAGCAGTTAATGCACTGCCAGTGTATTCTTTATATGATTGAGGCATGATTGTTCTTCTTTATGTTGAGGGGGTTAATAAATTAATCTGTGATTCTATTTGCGGTTTCCGCTATTTGTTCCTGTGGAGTCATTCCATCAGAGTTTTTAAAGTTTTTTAATGTGTCTCTTTTAAAGAACTCATCGCTTGCGGCTCTTATGTAAGCGAGGCGAACCCTTTGGAGTTCTTCAAGACCTTCGTTGGATTGACCACTTACATTTTTTAAGTTGCCTTTAGCGTCAAACAATTCTTCAGCGTAGATATATCCATCGGTTTCAACATTAAAAATTTTACCATCATTATACTTATCATCCCAACTAGGGTCGGTTATGATGTCGTACATTACTTCTTCAAGTCTTAAATTCCTGTAGCTTTTATCTCCGACCTCAATGGGTTTTGTAGGCATATAGTTATATATAAACTCACCAAAGGCATCATATAGAGTTTGACCATCTTCATTCCAATAATCTTTTGTCTTTATCCCTTTGTGAGTTGGTGTAAGACTACCTACAATATTAGTTCGTCTTCCATCTGTTTCCAGAATGTCATAAACTTCTTGATAGCTCATTGCCCTTTTTCTTGTTCGCGCACTCCGAATAATAAGATTCCATATATCCTTTTCAGGTAGATACATAGGTGCGCCCGTTTCATAACGCCTTACGTTTGAGGATTCTAACCCAAACATTCTATCAATGGTCATGTCCTTTGGTTTTGATTGCAAGTTGTCTGGGACATAAACATCATCGTTTTGATTTATGTGTCTAACAAACGATGGAGGACTAAATCGACTTGAAATCAGACTGGCAAATACTCTTAATAAACGGTCATCATCCGTTTCAGCGTTCATAAGAGTACTGACATTACGAGCGCCAGTCATATAAGGATTATCGGTAAGTATTTGGAAAGCAGACCGTCGAATTGTTTTTGTTAAACTTTGGGTTGAATCTTCAGGGATTTCATTGTTTTTATTAGCCACATAATATGCTTTAATGTCAGCAACGAAAGCAAGGAGAGCCTTGTCAGGGTCAGACATTCTATAATCAACCATACTCTTCCCGTCATCGTAAATGAACTTGTAAGGTTGGAAGTTAGAGTCTTTCCTTTGATTCCTATCAAAGTGCGCTCCTGAACCCGTAATACCTTCTTCTTCATCCTCGTCTATTAAGTTCCAAGCGGTTATAAAGTATGCACCAAACATAAGCAAATTACCTATTGTTTTGCGGTCAACCTCTTCCATTTGAGTTTTTAATTTAGCAAGACGAGTTTCTTCTACATTAAGTTGGTTCTGAAT